CTATTTTTAAGATTAAGAATATCAAATCCTACGCCGCCTAGTCCATTCGTTGAACTAATACGTCCGCTTTTTGCCCAAGCGCCTTTGATGTAATTGTGATGTATGTTTACATAAAATCCACTAAGCGCTTCAAATGCACCTGCCATAACGTCATTAACTCCTGCAGTATCGGCCGACGCTTTTAGATTTGTAATGGTATTGTAACTAAATTCGCTATTGATTGCAGCAATTCCACCAAAGCCATACTGTATGTTATTGAACACACAGTTACGAACTTTGAAATTTGTAACCATGTATTTACGGTTATTTGGGTTATTTGCTCCCTGCACATAGGCTCCATTAACTGTTCTCGAATTTGTCCATTCGCCTATCAGCCAACCTCCTGTGTAAGCAGGTGTTACTTTATCATTAACCGGAAATCTTGTATCATTTGACTGTATTCCCTCAATGATAAAGTTGCTCACTCCAGTAAAACATACAACGTGCCTTGCTGGACGCGTGTTGGGCCATGCATTTACTGGTGACGTAGTAGTAGGCCATAACCAATTGGGAAGAGGAAGCGATGGGTCACCATAGTTTGTAATTACTATTGGGTTTGTCGGCGTACCGCTTGGAGCTGTCCAATAAGTACCCCCGTCGTTTCGCCACTGCATGCTGGCAAAACTGTTGACATAGCCGTTTGCAAACACATCGCCTCGTTTAAAAGCAAGAGTATCGCCGGGTTGAAATGTGCCTGCAACTCTACTCATTTGCTCCATCTTTTTTAATGATGCCCATGGAGTGGATGGAGATTGGGCTTGTGTAGCAGAGTAGGAATCACTTCCAGTTGAGCTGCTAAAATAGAATTTTCTCGCATTTGCTGCGAACGCTGATGCCACGAGTACCAGCGCAAAGACCAGTTTTTTCATTGCTAAATGATTTTTTTAATTAAGAAAAAATTTCGTAGGGTCTAAAGACTTTGGATAAAGTTAGGGCAACTAGTCTTCCTCAAAATGCTCTAGGCTAAATTGAATAGGATCACCAGTTTTACCCTTTGATTTTAAGATTGTGCTTATGGTTGAATAGGCAGCCCAGCTGCCGTTAACCGTGTAGTGCAGAGTATCGGAGTCGGGATCTGGGCGTTTGTCCCATCTCTTGATGTCTCCGTAATCTTGCAGTTTTGTAAGAACTTGATCAAGGACTTGACCGGTTCTTACATTGTACGATGTGATATAAAATTCAATATATTGTATCATGGAAATATTTATTCCTTGACTGGAGGTTTTTCGGTAACCAACCAAGTATTGATGACTGCCCCAAAAACCTCTTTATTTGATTTTGCTGTATTAAACTTATAGCTTGCTCGAGCTGCGCATTTTTCTCGCTGTAACTCTAGTAATTTTTTTATTTCTTCTGGGCTGTAATAGCCTGCTTTTTTTGCAAGCTTATCGATTAGCCTTTTTACTGTGTTCTTCATTCAATTTATCATTTTTGATTCTATTAAAGAATCTTGTTTTTATACTCCTAATTTTCCATAGGATTTGGTTTCGAATAGGATACCACCATTCAAATCGCATAAATGTCCAAAATTTAAAGTGCTCGTTAACGTCAGCTTCCCACCTAAGCATATAACCAAAAAGCTCTAATATCTCGTCCTCAGTTGGGTTTTTTGCTTTAAACTCTTCATCTCTGTATTCAAGCTTGCCGTCCTCCCACTTATCAAACATTTTTCCTTTATGATCCTGAGAATAGAATCGGCCTATTTCTACCAGCACTACATCAATACCCTTGTCCATCATTTCACCATATGTAAATGTATAGCTTGGAAAATCGCAAACCTGAAAGCACTGACTTCTTTTTAACCTTTCGGTAGGCCACCTAAACTGGGTGTTTTCTCCATCAGCTGACCAAAATGTATACCATGTGCTTGAGCCCCATCTTGAATATGCCATAAAATATAATTTAGTGTTTACTACGACCTCTTCTGTATTTTAATAGATCTTCATATGAACCTTCGGTTGGTTCTGTGCCCTCACCAGGTTCGTCCTTAATTCTATTAATTTGCCTAATAAGATCGATGCTGCAATAGATTACTAGCGCAACTAGAGCACCTAAAACCGAAATGATTATTATCTCTTGCATAATTAAATATTTAATTTATTATTTTTCCAAGTATCGAATAGTATTTTTCCGTCTTCAATAATCATGTACTCTCCACTTGTACCCAGGCAATCTATAAAATAGTATCTGCCTCCAGTGGCTCCGCCTTTTTTGTCTATTTTTTCGACTTGAGTATGTCCAACCACCTGAATAACCTCTTTGCGAAGAGTATCATAATTTGCTTTCATTAGGGACTTAGGCCGAATCCAAATTGAGGATTGTTGTACGTCGTCTCCATATGGGTTGTTAATTCTAGTTGGATCGCAAAACTTTGCAAACTCAAAGGTTTTAGGTTTAAACTTAAACATTTCATTTAGATCCATTGCAATATTTTCAGTCTTCCATCCATATTCATCGTCGAAAGCTTTGTCCATAAAAATACTACTTACCCCTGCATGGGAAAAAAGAAATTCATCCATTTGATATGCCATTCGTAAGTGGTGACGATTTTCATCTATTACTTGACTAATAGACGGAGCAATTCTACCCTGATATCCAGAGTAATTTTGATCACCTATTTCAGGAAAGTAGTGATAATCGTGATTACCGATTAGCATAACCACCTCAACTTTACGCTGATCGTCTTGACCTGAGTTTTTAAACCCTGTCTCTTTGTATTCAATAATATCCTTGAAGTTGTGTAGCTGCTCTACTCCAGTAATATCAAAAGAATCAAAGTAGTCTCCAATAAAGATCACCCTGTCTGGATTTTCTTGATTAACAATTAATTTCCAAACAGATCTACCGTGTATGTCACCTATGACTACTGTCTTCATTCTTCAAAAAAATTTAAAAGTTTATCAATAATGCTGTTCCTCTCCTCTGATTCTGGAGTATATGGTTCACTATTGAGAGGCGAATGTATAAGAAGAAATGCTAATAAAAAACAAATCAAAAATGCAGCAACTGCAGACTTAATGTTTAAAACCATTGAGTCAAACTTTCTTAAGTCTGATGCCTCTTCTAATTTATTAAAAACGCCAAGTACAAATATTCTTATTAATTTTAACATTGGATTAATTGTATTTTTAAGAAAACTCAGTAGACGACGAGACTCTTAATCCATCAACGTATCGATCATAATGCTTAGTGTAATCAAACCAAGTAGACTTATCCCTTGGGTTATCTCTATAGTATGTTTCAGTGTCCCAACCTTCTGGATCCCAATTAAAAGCCATTTCTAAAAATTCATCAGATTTCCACTCTTTTCCGTATTCATCAACGACTCTGCCCTCTCTAATAAAATTAATTAGTTCTTGTTTCGTTGAATAATACTTGTCCTTATGAAAATTCCAACAAAATTTCCAGCCACCCGATCTTTTACCAAGATGGACAGAATTGTCTTGTGTAAACTCATCCCATGGAGAAATCTGATCCCACTGAGAACCGCCTTGAATATCACTGAAGCCTCTCTCAATTTTACTAGGATCTGATATATCCAGGTCTTCAATTCTGGATTTAAGTATAGCATACTTAACTTTCATGCCAGTTTCGCTTGGAATTCTATAGTAGTTTGTTCCCATAATAATACTATTATACTAAACTTTTACTATTATAGCAAATGAGGCTTTGCTTCAGCAAGACCCGCTCCAGTAACCTGCACTATTTGAGGATTAAATTCAAAAATTCGACTTGCTCCACAATAAGAAAACGCGCTCCTAACCCCATCTAATAGGCCGTTTACTATGTGCTTAACCCCGCCTTTATAAGGAATAATTGTGCTTTCGCCTTCAACGTTTCTGCCCTCTTGACCGTGTGCAAGCTTTGTTTCTAGCGAGGCAGCTCCTCTATATCTTTTATAGAGGCCTGACGATTTTTCGATAATTGACCCAGGGCTCTCTTCAGTTCCAGCCAAGAGAGAGCCCAGCATTACGGTCGAAGCTCCAAGCGCAAGAGCCTTTGCTATATCTCCAGAACTCCTAATGCCTCCATCTGCCATAACTGGCACAGTAGCAACTCCGCAAATTTCAACAAGACATGTTGCATTAGGTACACCAAATCCAGTCTTTACTCGAGTTGTGCAAAGGCTGCCGCCCCCTATTCCTACTCTTAGCGCATCAGCTCCCCAATTCTGCAAATCAATTGCAGCGTCGGCGGTTGCAATATTTCCTGCAATTACAGCAACTCTTTCATTTAATTCTTTAATTTTAGCAATAGCTTGTTTTACGTGACTGTGGTGGCCATGCGCAACATCAATCAGGATAACATTTACCCCTGCTGCAATTAGTTCTATTGCTCTTTCTAGATAGTCTCCAGTTGCTCCAACTGCAGCTGCGACTGGTGTAGTATCTGGAAGGTCGTCTGCCATTGACTGGTATACTTGACTACACTGCTCATCAATTGACATAAATCTGTGAATGATACCTACTCCGCCTAGCCTCTGCATGGCCTTTGCCATTGGAGCTTCGCACACTGTGTCCATAGGCGAGGCAACAAGCGGAGTTTGTATACTGTACCTCTTTGTCAATTGGGTTTCTAAAGAAATTGTTTTACGTGATGAAATTTCACTGTAAGCCGGCACCAGTTGAATATCATCGTAGGTGAGGGCCCGTTTGGGATTAAACATTGCTTTAAGTTTTGTAAACTATTATACTGTTTCGTTAGAACTTGGATCTGATCTACGTTTGCGATAGGCTTCTGTACCAAGATCAATTAGTTTTTCAATATATCCAGAATTGCGAAGCGCTTTAAATGTTAAGTTTTCAATAGAAAATTCCCCTCGTTCACTCAGACCGTCTTTGCGAGCCTTCATAATCTTTTCTTTAAGCCAATCAACCCTTGAGATTAAAGGCTCTTGGGCTAACCCGTAATCACTCTCGTGAATTTCCTTCTGTAGAAGGTCGATTT